CTCAACGGCAACGGCACGGCGCCGAATCTGCTCGGGTTCAATCTGCTGCCCGGCCTCGCGCCCGCCGTCGACACCGGCAGCGACACGAACGCCGATGCGCTGTTCAAACAGATCACGGCGATCGCGACGACCTCGATGCTGACCCCGAGTGGCATCGTGATTCACCCGGCGGACTGGGCGAACATCCAACTCGCCAAGAACGCGCAGGGGAACTATCTCGGCTCGGGCCCGTGGGCGGCGCCGCAGGCGCCCGTCATCTGGGGGATCAGCGTCGCGCCGACCCCGGCGCAGGCGATCACGACCGCGCTCGTCGGCGCGTTCATGACCGCGTCGCAGCTGTTCCGCAAGGGCGGCGTGCGCGTCGAAGCGTCGAACAGTCACGCGGACTTTTTCGTGCGCAACCTCGTGGCGATCCGCGCGGAAGAGCGCATCGCGCTCGCGGTCTATCGCGAGTCGGCGTTCGGTCAGGTGACCGGCCTGTCGATGCAGCCGGTGGCTCCGCTCGCGCAGCGCACCGGCTCGACGAGCCCGACGACCGGGCGGTAAGTCGCGCGCCGTCACGGGGGGTCCTCGCGCGTGCGGGGCGTCGCCCCCCGCGCGCGCCCCGTGGCGGCGTGTGTGTTCGTTGAGCGACCTGTCAGAGAGGAATTGACCCGTGCTGTTCCGTCGCGACCCCGGCCCGTGCATCGTCTGCGGCGCTCCGCATACGTCGTGCACGGGGCCGAGCGTGCCCACTGTGCTCGCGCAGCTGCCGCAGCGTGACCGCGCCGTGGCGCCCGTGGTGTCGTCGACGCCTGTCAATGACGCCGTGCAAGCGACGCTGCCCGTGGGGCAGACGACGACGGCGCACTATCGCGGCAAGCGAGGCGCGCGCCGATGACACTGCCGCGCGCTGTCTCGCAACTCGTCACCCCGCCGACGCAGGAACCCCTCACGCTCGACGAGGCGAAGCTGCGCGCGGGGCTCGACTGGGTCGCGGGCGACCCGCGCGATCAACTCATGCTCGGGTTTATCTCGGCCGCGCGCCAGCAAGTCGAAGCCGACACCGGGCTCGCGCTGCTGACGCAAACGCGGGACGTGTTCTACGACCAGTCCCCGACGTTCCTGCCCGCGCAGTGTCGACCGCTGCAACAAATCGTGGAACTCGTGTCGATCGACGACAGCGGGGAGCATCCGATCCCCGCGCTCACGCGCGCGCTCATCGGCGTGCGGCTACAGGCTGCGCTGCTACCCGGCTACGGCGGGCGCTCGACCGTCGACGGCACGCCGACCGCGTATCGGATGCGCGTGATCGTCGGCTGGACGGCGCCGCTGCAACTGCCGCCCCTGCTCGTGCACGCCTGCGGGCTGCTCACGGCGCACTACGCGACGAACGGGCGCGACCTGACGACGAGCGGGACGATCATCACGACGACGCCGCTCGGCTACGCCGAAGCCGTGTCGCCGTTCTTACAGGTCACGCTCGCATGAGCCCGACGCTTATCGGCAAGCGTCCGCACCGGGTGTATTTCCAGAACCCCGGCCAAGCCGTGCAGACGGCGGACGGGCCGTACGTGCAGGAGTGGCACGACTGCGCGCCGCCCGCGCTCTGGATGCGCGTCGAGCCCGCCACGGCGCGCGCGCTGGAACAGATCTCGGCGGGCGCCGTGCTCGGCATCGCGACGCACCTGCTCACCGGCCCGTATCACCCACAGGTCGCGGCCAAGACCCGCGCGCTGTTCAACGGCCGCACGCTGGAAGTCACGCACGTGCAGAACCCCGACAGCTTGAACCGCGAGATGGTGCTCGTCGCGGTCGAAGTGCTGACCGAGCCGGGCGCGACGCCGAAAGCGTCCTGAGTATGCGCTTTCAAATCGACGGCTTGCAGGAGTTGCGCGACGCGCTGCGCCGCTTGCCGATGGAGTTGCGCGACGAAGCGGCCAGCGTCATCACGGAGCACGCGGATCGCGCCGCCGACGAGATCACCACCGAGTATGAGGCGCACACGTTCACCGGGCACCTCGCGCAGCACACGTATGTGTCACGGCGGGACCCCGGCCCCTTCGGCGCGGGCGCGACGGTGCGCAACACGTCGCCCCACGCGTGGATATTCGAGAACGGATCGCAGACGCGTCGATCGCGCAGCGGCAACGCGAGTCCGATGCCGCCCGGTCACGTCTTTATCCCGATCGTGATTCGTCATCGGCGCGCGATGCGCGGGCAGCTGGTCGCCATCGTGCGACGCGCGGGCTTGCAGGTCACCGACGATGGCCGATAGCAGCGCGATTGATGCGGGGCTGCTCGCGTATCTGCGCGGGGATAGCGCGCTCGCTGCGCTGCTGCCCGATGGCGTTCACGTCGACGTCGCGACGAGCAGCGCGAAGCGGTTTGTGCTGGTGTCCGTCGTGATCGCGCTCGACGTCCCCGCGTTCGGCGGGCGCGCGATCGAGGACGTCACGTATCTGGTCAAGGTGGTGATGCTCGGCAGCGCGAACGGCGACGTCCCCGCGTCAGCGGCGCGCCTCGATGCGCTCCTCGAGGACGCGACCTTCCCGATCGACGGGTATGCGCTGCTGTCGTGCGAGCGCGTCGAGCGCGTGCGGCAAACGGAAGTCGACGGCGCCGACCCGAGCATCCGTTGGTATCACCGAGGCGGGCGCTATCGCGTGCAAGCGGCGCCGCTATCGTCGACGACGCACGCAGGAGTAACCCGATGATCAAAAGTGGCCGCTACGGCGAGGTGCTGTACGACCCGGCGGCGACGCTGCCGGTGGTGATCGCGTCGATCAACAAATGGAAGCTGTCCCTCAAAACCGACAAGATCAACGTCACCTGCTTCACGGACCCGAACAAGGTCTATGTGCCGGGGCTGAAAGATATCTCGGGCACGATCAACGGGTTCTGGAACAGTGACGAGTTGACCCTGTTCGAAGCGACCGAAGCCGAGACACCGGGCAAGCTGGAACTCGTGCCGAACAATACGGAGCCGACGTTCAAGTGGGCGGGGCTCGCGTATATCGACGCCGAGATCGACACGTCAGTGGAGGGCGCGCCCGCGATCAACGGGTCGTTCATGGCCGCAGGCCCGTGGACGCAGCCGACCGGCGTGCTGCTGGCTGACGGCGCGACGCGCGCGGGTGGTCGACGCGTGCTGCCGAGCGCGCCGCCGATGCCGGGCACGGGTCGGTAAGTTCGCTGTCGTGTTCTCAGCGCTCACGCTGCGCGGCCGTGCGGGACGCCTCGTCTGGGGCTACCGCACGGCTGCGGAGTTGAGCACGTGGACGATCGCCCGCCCCAATGAACCGAACGCCGTGTGGACGCTGACGGCGACGGTCGCCCGCGTCGACCGCTATTCGGTGCTCCAGCGTCCGCTGCTGTTCTACGCGCCCCGGAAAGCCGGGAGTCATTGGTGCTGGCCGGTGCACCGCATGGAGTTCGGGGAGTCGACCATCGTGGCGCGCTTGGGGCCACCGGAGCATTGATACCTGTGAGTCACTTTGTCAGACCCGAAACGCGCGTGCTGCCGCTGGTGCTCGACGACGGGAGCCACGAAACGATCACCGTGCGGCGACGCCTGAACGCGGGCGAACAGCGCGCGATGTTCCATCGGATGTACATCGCGGGCGTAGACGGCAAGCTGCGCGTCAACCCGCTCGGCACGGCGATGGCGACCGTGACGGCGTTCCTGCTCGACTGGACACTGTGCGACGACGACGGCGCGCGCGTCGAGATAGCGGGCCTCTCGCCCGACGAACTGACGTCGCACCTTGACGCGCTCGACCCCGAGACGTTCGTGGCGATTCGCGACGCCATCGACGCGCACGCCGAGGGCGAGGAACGCGCGCGACGTGACGAAAAAAAAGTCCCGGCGTCGTCGAGCGCATAGAGCAACACCTCCAGATCTGTCGCGTGATGGGCTGGCGGTATGAGTGGGTCGACACGCTGCCCGTCACGGTGTATGAGGTGCTCGTCGCGATGCTGACTCGCGAGCAGCGCGAGCACGACGCAGAAACGGACTGACCACGATGGCCCTGACCGGCACCTTCCTCGCTGACTTCTCGTCGTTCTACGACGCCGCGCAGCAGGCCGACGTGCATCTGCGCTCGATGGAGTCAGGGGCGGGCAACGTCGAAAAAAGCCTGAATAAGATGGTCGATTCGTTCTCGGGCCGCAAGATGGCGCAGGACGCGACCATCATGGTCGAAGCGGTCGAACGACTCGGCGGCGCGGCGAGCCTGACCGACGCCGAAGCCGCGAAAGTCAATCGCACCCTCACCGAGACGCTGGCGAAGTACAAAGCGCTGGGGCAAGAGGCCCCGGCGGATCTGGTCAACCTGCACGCCCAAACCACGGCGCTCGACAAGGCCACGAAAGACGTGAGCAAGAGCACGACCGATTGGAAGGGCGCGCTGACCAGCGCAGCGGGCGCGCTCGGGCTGGCGTTCTCGGCGCAAACGGTGATCAACTTCACCAAGGAACTGTTCACCGCCGCCGACGCCGTGCAGCGGATCAGCGATCGCACGGGCATGACCATCGAGGACGTGCAGCGGCTCGCGTATGTCGCCGACCAGTCGGGCAATAACATCGACGAACTGACGTCGTCGATCGGGGCCATGCAGGTGCGCCTGTCCGACCCGAAGGCGCAAGCGCGGATCAAGGAACTCGGGATCGACTTCGCCGCGCTGTCGGCCGCGTCGCCGTTCGAGCAGCTGCGCATGGT